CACCGCGCACGGCACCGCCCACGGCACCGCGCACGGCAACGCGCACGGCATCGCCCACGGCACCGCGCACGGCATCGTCCACGGCACCGCCCACGGCAACGTCCACGGCACCGCCCACGGCATCGCGCACGGCATCGCCCACGGCACCGTCCACGGCATCGCCCACGGCACCGCGCACGGCATCGCGCACGGCACCGCGCACGGCACCGCCCACGGCACCGCGCACGGCACCGCCCACGGCACCGCTCACGGCATCGCCCACGGCAACGCGCACGGCACCGCGCACGGCATCGCCCACGGCACCGTCCACGGCATCGCCCACGGCACCGCGCACGGCATCGCGCACGGCACCGCGCACGGCATCGTCCACGGCATCGTCCACGGCACCGCGCACGGCATCGTCCACGGCACCGCCCACGGCACCGCCCACGGCACCGCGCACGGCACCGCCCACGGCACCGCCCACGGCATCGCCCACGGCACCGCCCACGGCACCGTCCACGGCACCGCCCACGGCACCGCCCACGGCACCGCTCACGGCATCGTCCACGGCATCGCTCACGGCAACGCCCACGGCACCGCCCACGGCATCGCGCACGGCACCGCGCACGGCAACGCTCACGGCACCGCTTTTCTTGCGACCATCAAGATGCGCCAGGATCGCATCCGCCATCGGCCCTGCCAGAGCGACCGCAAGCGGCGAGGTAGTCCACACGATCACCTTCGGAGGGGCGAGTCCAGCGAAGCGGTAGCACTCCACTACCGCCTTCTCGAACTTCTGCCGATCAGCGTCTCCGGTACGCAAGCCAATCTCGATCCACTTGTCCGCCCACTCATCGAACCGCGCCTTCTCGGCATCGGTCAGAGAGTCGATCCGTGCGCGTCCCATCGTCAGTCGCTCACCCGGATCGGCTCCTGGGCATCGGACCACTCGTACTGCCGACGCACGATGTAGACGCCCGGATCGAGCGTCACGGTGCCGTGCTCCTCGTGGACCAGCTGCGCTCCCTCATCCGCGAGGACGTGGAGGAACCGATCCGAGACGCCTTCGACCTCGAAGAGATCGGCCTCTCCCACGACGGCGTGGGCGTGTCCGGTGACTTCCCCGTAGGCGAGGATCACCCGCCCGTTGTCACGCTGGACGGTCTTCGTGTTCTTCGGAAGAGCCGCGATCTTCACGAGCAGCACGTCCCCCTGCCGGTACTTCTTCATCTTCGATCTCCTTTTCTCAAGTGAGGTTGCCCGCTCCCGAGGCTCCACCTGGCTCTACCACCTTTCCACGAGTCCCAGCGCCCTGCCGACGCCACGAACTGCCGGTGGTCTACTCCGGGAGCGGGTCAGTCCAGCCGCCGCTCCGTCGTCCGCGATCGGTCGAGGTGCAAGCCCGCCTCTCTGGGACTAACGGAGCGGCGCAGATCGGTCTACTTCACACGCCAGGTGCGGAACCCTCCGTTCACCTTCCGGGAGGTGAACTTGTGCCTCGTGGCCTTGCACGGCTTCGAGGTGAATCCAGGATGGGCCTTGCGTCCGGGGAGGAAGAAGGAGTCCCCAACCTCCATCTGCGCCCACGGATACATGGTGGGCTTGATGCCACGGGTTTCAGGAGGAACGGGAATACCCTTCTCAATCAGGATCGGCGACTCTGCCATGTTGGATCTCCTATGCTCGGGTTAGACCTGCTGCTTGACGACGGCCTTCCTGTCGAACAGGTACATTCGCGGGGACGCGCCGTGGCGCTCGGGGCAGCAGGAGGTTGGCCACGCAACCCCGAGGGGGACTCATCCCCGCGATAATTTGAACTGGCGGGCGGCGAGTGGACCTATTCCTGATGGCCCCTGCTCGCTCTTACCTCCCCCTTGACCCGCCAGTAAAACATCTAGGGAAGCCAGAGATTATGGATGAAGTCCCACCATGCCTCCCAACTAATGAAGGATCTCCATCCATCCCCCTCCCCGCCCTGTCCCCAGGTATCAGCGAATGCAGAGTTGGCCATGAAAACAATCCCAAGGAACACCGAAGCGAAGAGTAGTTTCTTTTTCACTTTGATCCTCCTATCCACCGGAGCGGAAGATTCCCCCGGTTGCCAGTCACGGCGACTACCGCCGTGGCATCTTTGAGCGAACGCCCACCCTTGGCAAGGGTTCGCACTCCAGAAACATATCCACTTTCTCTACCGCAGGACATTCCAAAGGGGCCGTTCCCAGACTTCGGAAAGTCCGTACTCAGAATATTGCAATCATAAGTAATTACGAATCTCAGAACACAAAGATCGGAACCCTGAACCGTAAATGGGACGTACCAGATTCCCGGAGCCAGGAAATTAGATCCTGTTGCAGCCATCGAGAACAGGCGTTGCGTATTGTCCTCGGACAATCTATTCCCGTCCCGATTCCTCACTACGTCCTGTATTTCGATGTGTCCGTTGTACCCGTCCCATCTCCATATCCCATCGCTCATTAGCAGCAACAACAATGCACAGAAGAATCTGCAACGCATATCTATACCTGATTCCTGACAACGGCCTTCCTATCGAGCAGGTACGACAGGACGGCATCGGCCTGTGTCTGGGACCGGATGTTGCCCGGCTTCAGGAACTCGTCCTTGATGCCGAGCCGCTTCCGAACATCGTCCGGGAGGGCAAGGCACATGCCGAGTCCCTTTCGGACGACGGAGAGGCCGTCCTTCGCGGCCCATTCGGACTGACAGACGGCAAGCAGCTCCTCATAGGTGTCCTTCGACGGAAGGGAGTCCGGTACAGGCGTGGGGGGCGAAGGGGGTCCAGCACCCTCCATCTTTCCCGGTGAGAGATCCGGGGAGAGTGCCTGTACCGGAACGCCGGGAGCTAGGGCGAACGGTCCCCTGTCGTCGTTCGCAAGGGCACGCTCGAACTGGTGGTCGATCTCCTTTTCCTCTGCCAGTTCCTTGACCATTTCGTAGGTAGCGGCCTTCTTGACGATGATCTCCACCTGCTTATCGGGGAGCTGGATGTCCCGGAGGTCGAGTCCCCACCGGCTTTCCTCGAACGACACCTTGACCGTATCGCCGTGCTTGATGGCATCCTGAGCGATGTCCACCAGGCTCTCGGAGAAGGTGGTCACGTCCTGCCCCGACTCCATGTGGAGGGTGAACTTGGTAAACGGCTTTCCGGTCTTCTGGCTCGTTCCGGTGAAGGTCGTGACTTCCCGGACCTTGGAGACGATGAAGAGGAACCCGGTTTGCTCGTCCTTCTGTGGAGCGGCAACGGACTCCAGCGCGATCTCGTCCTTCACGACGGCGCCGGGGATGCTCTCGACTTCCATCTCGTCCAGCATCCCGAGTCCGCAGAGGGAGAGCGTGACGCGGCGTTTAGCCTTCGTCTCAGCCTTCATCATGGCGTTGGCGCGGGCTTCTCCTGAAAGCCCCTTGACGCTCACGGCTCCAATGGACTCGTCGTGTCTGCCGCCCCGCTCCGTTCCGCCAGCGGTCACTAAGTAGCAGTCCTCCAGCATCTCCCTTGCCTTGATCTCGACGCTCACGCCGTGGAGCTTCCGAAGCTGATCGGTGCAGTCGCGGCGGGCGTAGAGGGTGAGCTTGTTGTTGAGGACGATGTACTCGAACGGGCGGGTGAGCGGGTTCAGTCCTGCAGACTGGCAGACAGCACCGTAGTACGTGACGCGCTGTTCGGGCGTGAGCTTCGAGAGGTCGCCGGTCACAAGCACGCGCTCGATCTCTGCCGAGAGCGTGATCGTCGGCGGCTTTTCCTGCACTTGGATCTCTGTGGACTCGTTCATGAGGAACCCCCTTTCAGTAACAGCCTAGCATCCGACTCCGTGATAGTCAAGAGGAAAGTGCACCCCCGGATTCCAGGAACGGAGGGAGTCAACTCCGTGGGTTGTCCTGGAGAGGTTCCGGGGGCGCTAAGGTTCATCGTTCGTGCCGGTCCTCGTCGTAGCGGTCCATCTTGTGAATGCTCTGAAGCTCCTCGGAACTCATGTGACACTTGCAGCGGTTGGAGTCGCCACCGTCGTCCCGGCAATCGTGGGAATCCGTATGGCAGGCGCAGTCCTTGCAGTCCTCCTCGGGCGGCACTCCCGGCTCGGCTTCCGGGTCGCAGTTGTAGCAATGCTCTCCCTCGGTAGCGTCGTTCGGGCGAGTACACTCCTCGCAGCAATCCTTCTGTTTCCACGGGGCGCGAGGGTCGAACTCGGCTCCGGGAGGGTAGTATCCCGACTCTCTTGGCATGGTCAGGCCATCCTTTCGGCAAGCTCGGAGAGGGGGAGGACGGCCAGGTCTCGGTACTCGTACTTCCGGCCGCAGTTCTGGCACTTCTCGCCGACGAAGAATGCCGGGCCTGCAATCAGGGCGTCCTCCGGCCTCGCCCACGACCGTTCGTGGCACCCAGGGCATTCTGGGGGCCTTCTGACGGCCTTCCCGGAGTGACAGCCGCAGGAACAGCCGATGTATCGCCATTCCGGGCCGCAGCAGCAGAAGCAATCAGGCGGAGGCATCGGCGTCCACCTCCTCGGCGTCCACCTCGGCGTCCTGGAGCTTGTCAGCCGCGTTGATGAGGGCTTCTCCGAGCCTCCGCAGGAGCTTCGGCGTTCCGTTGATGGCAAGGTTCCCGAAGATGAGGCTCTTCCCGGATGCAGACGTTTGGATGGTGTCCTTCTCGTCGAGACTCACGTAAAGCTGCCCGATGTACACGGTTAGACTCCTTTCCTATCCCCAGAGGAGATACGCAACCCACCAAAGGCCAGAGAACACGAGGAACGCCACAATAGCGAGTAGCACGTCTCGGAGAGTCCACCGGAAGAGGTCACGGTCGGATTCGTCGCCCCATTGGGCGGGGAAGCGGCGGCGGGTCATTACATCCACCGTTGACGGATGGCGTATCCGCCTGACTTATGCCAGTGATCCGCGCCAACGATTACCTCTCGCAGATGCGGTGTCATACCGTTCCCGTGTGGGGTGTAATCGCTGTCGCCGTTGGCGTGGTCATTCGACGGGCAACCGGTCCCGATGCAGCCGAACCCGTCCGGGTAGACGTAGCAGCCGGTCAAGTAGACCGCCTCGAATCCAACATCAGTACCGCATCCGCCGACTTCCAGGGCTTCCCGCTTCTTGTTGTACCGGAGGCCGGTAGCCTTTGCAACCCAGTACGTTAGCCGAAACGGGGGCGCAATCGGCTCCCGCGTGTCGAACTGGTAAACGTCCAAGGCGCGGAGCATCCCCGACCGGGAGACGTGCCGCAGAACGGTGTAGAGCGTCTCGCCGGGCTTCAGGATCTCCCGCAGTTTGGCGCGGTACTTTTCCTGCTCGGCCTTTTGGGCTTTCGTCATGACTCCGACTCCTTCTCCCCGGAACCCTCCGGGGTTGTGGGGAGCTGGCCGATTCCCGCTCCCCTAGGTGGTACTACCATGCCGGTTAGAGAACGTAGATGATTGCAAACTTCCTTTTCTGAGCGTAAGTCTGCAATCCTTCGAGCGAGAAGAACGTGGGCATCGGAACCTTGCGCCCATCCGAATATGCCCAAGTTCGGTAGGACTCTTTCGAGGTCTCAGCGTAAATCAGATCGAGGCCGTTCTCCCTTGCATATCGTGCACGCCGCGCATTCCCTCGCGCCACAAGATCGGTTCCCATCCTTCTCTCCTCGGCGCAACCCGCGCCAGTTACTCGGCTTCCAGAACTTCGAGAGTCTCCACGGCGTTCCCATCGGCGTCAAACGGGCCGATGGAGTACAGATGTGTATCCCCGTTGTACGCCACCATCGCGTAGACTCCACCGCCAGTATGTTCCAGCGTCATTGGCACGTCCACGTTCCCATCGCACCAATACGCGCATGTCGCGCACAACAGGATCGGACGGTTGCCAGATTCGCAGTTGATGTGTCCCGGAATCTTTCCCGGAGCCTTTCGGCAGAACTCGCACGTTGTGGATTCCATCTTGTCCTACCTTTCCGCCCGGCAACCCACCGGACGCCAACATGTCATTGCATCTACCGTGCCACCCCTAACCTATTACGCAGCCCCATAACGCCAAAGGACACATTGCAGAATTCCACAGAAAATGCGGAATCCGTCTTCCGCACTTCCTGCCGCTTTCCGCATCATTACCAGAACTGTCACGTTCCCTATACCGTCCGGGAATCCTACGCTTTCAGAGCCAAGCTCTGACCCCTTTTTCAGAAAGCCTGGATTCTGTCAAGCTCTCAGATTCGCCGGTTCAAGGCCACGGAAAGCCTTGCACCACGAAATCCCGTATCTCTCAAAAGAGAAACCCCTATCCTTCCTTCAAGGTTTCGGTCCTCGTTCCCTCGGACTCGAATGGGGTTCCGCGTCCCCCGTCCCCGATGTCGTGAGACATCGGCCCCGTACTTCCCCGCCGCTCCGACCGCTACCGGCGCTAAACAGCGGTCTTCCAACCCCCGCCCAGATGGACCGACTAAGACCGGCCTAGGACCAGCATGGACCGGCCAAATCGAAGAAGAGCTTGCGGACCAGGACCGAAAGGCTCCCGGGAAGGGAGCCTGAAGGTCAGCCCCGCGAAGACCAGCCTACCCAACGCCCACCTAAGGAAGAGACGTGCTAGTCCTCCCGTCCCTCACGGCAAGGCCACGCCCAAGGATCCAGGATGGCCTAGGAGCGGCTGAAGAGGGATGGAGGGATGGCCGAGGGTCCCAGCGCGTGGAAGGGGAGCGCGAGGTAGCAGCGGGTGAAGGCGTCGCAGAGGGGGGGACACCGGGGCCGATGGTGCCATCCGCGCTCTGTATAGTGACTCCCCGCCCTCTTAGTGCATCTCTAGTTTTGGGTAGTTTGCAGTTCTTCTTCTGAAGCCGCAGTTGGTCCTGGTGTACCCCCCTGGCAAGGATTTGGAGGGTTAGGGGATTGGTCTACGGGGCCCCCTGGGGGGGTTTTTTGCGTTCCCCCGAGGATAATACTTCTTGACTTGAGATTTGTGCTGGGGGTATTTCTTTGAGGTATGGGGAGAGAGGAGCGGTGCAGGTGGTGTCGGTGGTGGGGGGTGTTGGAGCAGCGGCATGCTGGGATCTGCGGTCATGAGGAGATGAGGGTGCTGGTATGGGTACCGAGCAAGTTTCCAGCGTTAGTGACGCGGGAGGACTTCGGGTGTGTGTTGTGGGAATGCAAGGAGGAGAAGGATGAGGGCTGAGAAGGTGGTGTTGTACCAGTCGGTGTACGGGTCGTGGTGGTTGCGGTTGAAGTTTGGGTTGCCGGACGAGCGGAACTTCGAGAGTGTGGCGCCGTTTTCGGAGAAGAACGTGGCGGGTGCGATGAGGGTAGCGAAGGAGTTTGGGAAGCTGTTGGGGTGTGGGGTGGAGGTGGTGGAGACGAAGCTGACGAGGGTAGCACCGAAGGTTGCGGTGAAGAAGGCGACGAAGGGGAAGTGAAGGCCGGGCAGATCCGGTTGTCGGTATTGGTTCCGATGGTGCCTCGGAGACTCCAGAGCGGGGTGTCAGTGCGCCTGCTGTCGGAGTTGTGCAGACAGGCGGACGGGAAGCCGGTGGAGGTGCTGGGGCTCTTGGACAACAAGAGGCGGACGTTGGGAGCGAAGAGGAACGCGCTCGTCTCGATGGCCCGTGGGGACTACGTGGCGTTTGTGGGGGACGACGACTCCGTGACGAACGATTACGTGGACGCGCTCCTGGACGGGATCACGAAGGGAGCGGACGTGGTGACGTTCTGGATGAGTCTCGAGGAGTTCGAGCCGGTGGTCTACCGGTTCCTCCTGCCTGCGTTTCCTGTTGTGGACGGTGGGCCGAGGGAGCATTGGGGGACACCTATGGACATCTGCGTGTGGAAGAGGGAGATCGCAACGCAGGTTCGGTTCCCGGAGGTGTCGGCTGGGGAGGACGGCGCCTGGTCCGAAGCCTGTGCGAAGCTGGCAACGACGCAGTACGAGATCGGGAAGACGCTCTACTTCAGGAAGGTGGATCGGTTGAAGTCGGAGACGAGCAGGAACTCCCCGTGTGCCAGGGACACCCTCTGGAAGGAACCGTCCCTTCGTAGGAAGGACTGGAGCAGATAGAATGCGCCTCAAGGCTGATGAGAAGCGCTGGCTCTCGAAGCAGACGAAGAGGTGCTTCACCTGCAAGCACCTGGATGTCCTTCACGACAGGGTGGAGGAGGACTTCTGCCAGGTCTGCGGATGCACAGGTCCGGTGGACAGGCCGATTGAGGGGCCGGTCAGTAAGGAATGGGCGGAGCTGAACGAAGTGACGAAGAAGTTCTTTGTTCCATTGATTACCGAGCGAATCCTTGGGAAGAGGAGGACTGATGGACGCCCGTAACGAGGTGGTGCTGTACGGTCCGGTGAAGGGTGCCGTCTCTCTCAAGACCACGAAGGGCGGCTCTCTCTGCGTGATCGACGTGAACACGGACCCGGATCATCAGATCAAGATGAAGGGCACCTACGAGGACCACCGCGTGGTCTGCTGGGGAGAACTTGCCGAGAAGGTCTATCGCACCGTTCGTGACGGGGATTGGGTGCTGGCCGAAGGCAGGATGCAGACCCGCTCCTGGCAGAACAGGGAGGGGAACTGGATGAGGACCACGGAGGTCGTCGCTGTCGATGTGAACGTGGTCGAGAAGAAGGCCGGACTGTCCCCGCTGGGAGAGGCCGAAGAGGAGGCCGCTGCCGCTGCGTTCGCGGAACACAAGAGAGCGATGGACAATGAGCCTCTTCCGTTCTAGGTGGATGAAATGGTAGATGAAGAACATGAGATCGAGTTCTTCCTGAACAAGAGGCTGGACTATCTTGCTGGTTGCTGCAATGAACATCTGATTGGTAAAGACCATCCAGAGGTGTACAGAGTTCTCCGGTATCAGCAATGGTGCGAACATTGGCCTTCACCAAAATGTTATTCCTATTGCACAAGGGGTGCAGCAGCCATTTTTATCACATTTCCAGAAGATGGGGTCTACGTTTTCACGGAATGGCAGGATACTAGCGGACACGGATGCCAATGCAGATCGAACGTGAAGAGGTTCGATACGCTGGGAGAGGCAATCACTCTTGGACTTGATGCAGACGAAAGGGTGAAGTTGTGTCTCACGACATGATCCAGCCCTGTGCCCGCTGCGACCGCCCCGTGGCTCACGGGTTCCGCGAGATGTGCCCCATCTGCCGGAAGATCTACCACGAGGAATGCGTGAACGGTCACGATTGCAGGAAGATGACGACGGAGGAGGAGAAGGAGGTGTGGCCGTGAACGTCAAGGTATGGTCCGGAATCGGGCATTGTGCGGGTTGCACCGTGTCCGTGGCTCTCACGTTCGAGGCTCCCGAGAAGAGCTACGACTTCCCGAAGGCCGTGTTCTGCCCCGTCTGCTGCGGTAGCATCCGACTCGTGGCGTCCTACGTCATCAAAGAGGCTGAATCCAAAGAGGGGGCCGATGCGTGAGCCTGCACAAACGATGCTCGTGGTGTACCTTGAGAACGGTACGGGATGGAGGTTCCCACTCTCCCTCGGAAGACAGGGAGCGGGAGGAACTGAAGACCCTCATGGCCGAACTCAAGACGCGGCTCTCCCAACTCAAGCCCCAGGCGAAGGTACGAAGCATCACGACGTGGACGCTACCTCCGCTCCTCTTTCAGCACTTCCAGGAGCATCCTCGCTCGACCATTCACCAGTTCTGTGTGACCGATGCCGGACAGAAGTTCTACAAGACCCACGTATGGAGAACGGTGCAGCTCTGGGTCAAACGAGGACACCTGAAGAAGGTCCGGCACGGGGAATATGAGCGTTTGTCCTGATTGTGGTGGTTTCTGGGAATGGGGGAATCCATCTTGCAAGAAGTGTAGAGTCTTGTTTGATGAGAACGAGACTTTTAGAGAAGCTGTTGAGCGTGCAAACGCATATCTGAATATGCATACGCCTTCAATAAAGTTCAATGGATGGAATCCATCCGTATTTGACGCCGTAGAATTGGAGATGTTTTTGTTCAAGAATGGATTCATCATCAATAAGGAGGATTCAAGATGAACCTTCCTACTGAAAAAGCCTTCTGGGACTTCCTCTGGCACATGAGTTTCGTCTTCATGACAGGAGCCGCTCTCGCCGCTCCCTTCTGGCTCACTATCGGGTACATGCTGGGGAAGAGAGCGGGCATGAAGCAGGCCGGAACCGTTCAGAAGCCCGGCCCCGTCTACGGGCACTCCGATCAGGAGGAGGCCGCTATCGAGTCCATGAGACGAAGCGGGAACATGAGCGGACCGTTCGTCATGAGAGAGGACGAGGAGTAGTGGATGCCGAAGAAGAAGCAGACGATCCCAGATCCGCCTTCCCCTGTCCCGGTTGTGGCAAGCGTCTCCTCTCCGTCCACATCCTCTGGCACGGAGACAAAGGCATTTCCTACATCCGCTGCCCCGACGATTCCAGCGAAACCGCAGGAAACGAAGAAGTACGGGAACTGGCCCCAGCATCCGGGGGACCTCCAGAGGAAGGGGTTCCTCCCCGTCTACGGACAGAAGAGGGTGGTTCAGGACCTTGACCTCGGCCCAGAGCTTCAGGACCTGGAAGCCGTCATTCGCCCCGAAGACACGGAGAAACTGGTCGGAGAGACGATCCCGGCAGAACTCCTGCACGTCATTCGGAAGGGCATTCGAGCCGCAGAGAAGAAGATGGCGGGCTCCGGGTACTCGATGGGACAAGTCACCTTCTCCACGAAGGTCCTCACCGATATCCTCTCCTCCTTCCGTACCGGAACCGGTCCAAAGATGACCGGAGGCTCAGCCTTCCGCCCGGAAGACGTGGCGAGGGAACTGAAGGAGATCGAAGACATGGAGAAGGATGCCGCCTCCTAGCCCCGCTGAACGGAAACGCACTCTCTACCTCAAGGCTTACGAAGATCTCTACACCTTCGCCAGGTTCGTTCTTGGCTACGACCGGCTCATCCCCCGCGTTCATCGGGACACCTGCGACCGCCTCCAGAACCTGAAGCGCGGGGAACGCCTCCAGATCCTCCTCCCTCGGGGGTACTTCAAGTCCAGAATCGCTGCCATCGCCTACCCCCTCTGGCGTCTCGTCCGGGACCCTAACGAGACGGGGTACATCATGTCCCACTCCCTATCCCTCACCAAAGCCCACCTCCGGGAGATCAAGAAACACATCCGCTCCGGTAGACTCGACTTCTACTCCAGAAACGGCACCCCCATGTACCTCCCCGCCTGCCGCTGGACCGAGGAGGAGATCGAGATCGCTTGGAGAGGCCCCGGAACCAGGGGAGGCACCCCATCCATAGCCATCGGCTCCGTCGATGTCGGGAAGGAAGGCTTCCACTTCGACTTCATCATAGAGGACGACTTGCACGATAAGGATAACGTGCAGACTCGGGACGGAATCGACCGGGTGATCTACGCGCATCAGCAGACGGAACCGCTGCAAGACGTTGGGAAAGGCTCGGTTAGGGTCGTAATCGGCACAAGATGGGCCTTCGGGGACCTCTACGAGAACCTGGAGACGGAGGCGGGCTGGCCGACCGTCAAAATGGGCCTCTACGTGAACGGAAACGAGGCCGATGGCTGTACCTTCCCCGAAGAGTTCACCCCCGAGAGGATAGCGCTCCTGAAACGGGGCATGTTCCCGGAGAACTTCGCCGCTCAGTACCTGAACGAGCCGATTTCGGCGGAAACGCAGGTCTTCCGCCGCGATATGTTCCGCGTCTTCCCCGGATCCCCCCCAAAAGGCACTCGATACATGCTCTTGGACCCCGCTCTCTCCCTCAAGAAGCACGGAGACAGGTCCGGGATCATCCTCGCCGTCGTTTCGGAGGAGAACCGCATCTATGTCCAGACTGCGCACGCGGATAGACTGATTCCCGACGCTCTCATGGACCGCCTCTTTGCAATGGCCCTCGCGTTCAATCCTGACATGATCGGTATCGAGACGGTGGCCTTCCAAAAGGCCCTGAAGTACGAGTTCGAGAAGCGCATGAGAGCCGCTGGCAGGTGGTGGCCCGTCACCGAGCTCCGCCCGGATACTCGCACCTCGAAGGAAGAGAGGATCAAGGGGCTGGCCGGGATCTATGCCGCAGGAGACATCCTCCACGCTCCAGGATTGAACGACCTGGAAGACGAACTCCTCCGGTTCCCCAAAGGAAGACATGACGACTTGATTGATGCCCTCGCATACCTTCCAATGATTGCGTTTCCCGGTGGAACTCCAGGAGTGTATGATCCTGAAAAGATGGCACTTGACAGGTTCCCTTCAAGTTCTACTATAAAGGCCGTCTCCTCTCCGCAAGGCTTGATTGAACTTAGCGAGATTACGGAGGAGGATACGCCCGACTGGTACGATCTGTAGAAGAGTCCGAGCCTCTTCCCGTGCCGTCGCCGGGGAGAAGCCATCATCCCCGCCTACGACTACTTCTGCAAGAAATGCTCCACGGAATGGGAAGATGTCAGGAAGATTGACGATCGCCTGAACTCCCGCTGCCCATCCTGCAACAGGAAGGGCAAGATATGGTTCAAGTCCCCACCGGAACTCGTCGCCGCCTTCAAGCCCGGGTTCAACAAGTCCCTCGGTAAGTACGTCCAGTCCCGCACCCACCTGAAGGAACTCGTCTATCAGAGGGGCCGTGAATTGGCGGAATCGCAACCGTGGCGGACGACCGATCATTCCATTGAGGAACTCTAAATGATCGGTATGCGCGATACGGGCGCTCAGTCGATCCACGCCCCTCTGGGCTCTCCCGAAGACTCCTACGGAACCGACCGATCCGCTGAAGAGACGGTGCAGAAGTGGAAGTCCGCCCTCTCCGAAGCGCAACAGTCGAGACGGAAGTTCGAGGCCATCTGGAAGGAGGGACTGGACTACTACAACGGCAAGCATTGGTCCGCTCCACGCCCCTCCTACAGATCCAGTCACAAGTCGAACTTCATCTTCGCCACCATCGAAACCATCCTCCCGATCCTTACCGACAAGTCCCCCACCATCCACTTCGAGCCGAGAGGTAGAGAGGACGAACAGTCCGCGAAGATCGTAGAGGACATCGTTCGATACCTCTGGGACATCCAGGACCTGGACGTGATGCTCACCCGGACCTGCCGTCCCGCTCTCATCCTCGGAAGTCACCTCGTCAAGGTGACGTTCGATCCTACTGCCGGGCCTAGAATGATGGGGATTCCGCTTGGGGACGTGAAGGTGCGCGATATCCCCGCGACTGCCCTCTTTCCGGACCCGACCGCAACCACCTTCGAGAACGCGCAGTACATGATCCATAAGTCGGACATCCCCGTAATCACCGCCCTCACCCGCTACCCGCACATGAGAGCGGCCATCATGGAGGCGACCGGAGACGAGGACATGCTGCGGAAGTGGAACGCAGACGCCATCTCCGTCGCTGGACAGGACCAGAACCGCACTTACTCCGGGTACACCCTGACCGACGAGGGAGCCACACCCTCCACCACCGGATCTGTCTATACCCCGTTCCCCGACATGACAGCATCCTCGAAGACCGTCTGCATCCTCGAATGCTGGTACAGGACCGAGCAGGGCATGAACGTCTGCACCATCGTCGGGAACAAGCTGGAATCCAACCGCCCGAACCCGTATCAGGACGGGAAGTACCCGTTCGCCATCTTCCGGGACTACGACAGGCCCGGAGAGTTCTGGGGCCGTGGAGAACCGGAAGAACTCGTCTCCCTCCAGAAGACCATGAACAAGATGATGGCGAACATCACGGACAACGCCTCCCTCATGGCAAACGGTATCTGGAAGGCCGTCAGGGGATCGGTGGACGCTGCCAAGCTGGTGAATCAGCCGGGCTTGGTCGTCACCTACAACCCCGGATACGATCCCCCGCAACGGGAACCCGGAGTTGCCCTCCCCGGCTTCGTCACGCAGTTCGTGGAAATGCTCCGCTCCCACTTCGATACCGTCTCCGGAGTCCACGACGTGACCCAGGGACGCGGCCCGTCCGGAATCACCGCCGGAGTCGCCATCGAGTCCCTTCAGGAAGCGGCGCATACCCGCATCCGCTTGAAGATCCGTGGGCTGGAAGCCTTTCTCGCACAGGTCGGACGCCTGATGCTCTCCCGCATCCAGCAGTTCTACACGGAAGAGCGGATCATCCGAATCACGAACGTCGAGGGAGCGGCGGACTTCCTGCGGGTGGCTCCCGAGAACATTCAGGGAGAGTTCGACGTGAGAGCCACCGCCGGGGCCTCCCTCGCGCAGACGCAGGCGAGCCGGTTCCAGCAGGCGATCCTCCTCTCCGACCGCATCTCCAAGATCGACCCATACCTCGCCGTCAAGGTCGCGCTCAAAGCCTCCGAGTACCCGGAGAGAGAGGCCCTGATCGCTGAGATCGACGGCCTGAAGGCCAAAGCAGAGCAGCAGCAGGCGATGGCGCAGCAGCAACAGGCCGAGATGCAGGCGCAACAGGCGCAGATGGCGCAAGGAGGTCAAGGTGCCCCTACGCAGTAAGGCTCAGGCGCAGTTCATGTTCGCCAAGCATCCGGAGATGGCGAAGGAATGGGCGGCGAAGACTCCGGACATGAAGCACCTGCCCGCAAGGGTGGGACACATGAAGGAAGCCGCTCGAAGAATGAAGGCCATGCACGAGAAGAAGGAATCCAAGTCCCACGAGAAACACGAAAAGAAAGGAATGTGATGTCACTCGAAGCCGGAACCACGGCTGGAGGACCAACCCCCGCTGAGATCGAATCGCTCTACAGCGAGATGAACTCGGACGCGGAGTCCCCCGCCAGTCCCGGAGCCACGGGGAGTGAGTCCCCGGCCCCGACGAGCGCACCACCCGCTCCGACCGCTTCTTCCAAGTACCTGATTGACGGGCAGGAATACACCGTTGACCAGATCAAGGAATGGCGGCGCGGCGGCATGCTGCTTTCGGACTATACCCGGAAGACGCAGGAACACGCCCAGGCCAGACGCCAGTTCGAGGCGCAACAGAGAGACGTGATCGCTCTCGAACAGGCCATCAAGGAAGACCCTGGCCTCCTGAACCATCTCCGGAAGTACTACTCGCAGGAACAGGAGCAGGCGGAACCGTCGCAGATGCCGGACATCGCACGGCACCCCGTCATTCGCCAGTTCCAGAGCGAGATTCGCGCCCTCCGCTCCGAACGGGAGAACGAGCAGGTCGAGAAGGCCACGAGCCTCATCAATACCCAGCTCGAATCCCTGAAGACGGAGTATCCCTCCCTCGATTGGGCCGATCTGACCCCGAAACTGGTTGAGGCCATTACGGAAACGGGCATGGAGCCGGAACAACTCTTCTGGACGCACTTCCGGGCGGAAGCCCTGAAGGCCCACGAAGACAAGCTCCGGCGAAAGACCGAATCCAACGTGGCGGCCAAGCAGTCGGGAGCGGTCGAGCCTGGAGGTGGGGAACCCGTTGCCGGAGCGGGCAAACCGTCCAGAGCAGACAGGGATCGGACTCTCAAGGAGGCCCTGAAGGGCGTCTTTGATGGAGGACTGGATTCCGAAGAGGGGTGAACTAGTTGGCTGTCCCGAACTCTAGTTTCAACCAGCTCACCGCCGTCACGAAGCGCCACTTCGTGCCGGAGATGGCTGACAACATCTACAAGGCGAGGCCCCTGCTCGCCCTCATGAAGCGGAAGGGAGTCAAGATCGACGGTTCCGCGTCGATCCAGGTTCCCCTCGGCTACAAGGCCGGGCTCGGAGGCTCCTACTCCGGGCTCGACCTGCTCCCCGGCGCCGCGCAGGACGAGATCACTGCTGCCTCGTACAACTGGAAGCAGTACTACGGGCAGACGCTGATCTCGGGCTTCGAGGCGCGACTGAACGCAGGGCCGTACAAGGTCGTGGACTTCATGAAGACCAAGATCGGCATTGCCGAAGGCGGGCTTCTGAACGCGATCAATACGGACCTGTACTCCACGAACGGCGATTCGACCACGGGGATCGGCGGGCTTCGGAACGCGGTGAGTACGTCCCGTACTTTGGGGACGATTTCCTCCACGTCGAATACGTGGTGGGATGCCACCGTGGACTCGTCCACGACGGCGCTCACGCTCCCGCTCCTCGCCACGGCCCGGAACGCCTGCATGAACAACTCGGAGAACGTGTCTCCCGACGTGATCGTGACCACTTCCGCCATCTGGGTGCTCATCCACGGGTTCGTGGACGATCTCCAGAGGTTCGTGGACACGAAGACGGCGGACATGGGCTTCCCCAACCTGCTCGTCATGGGGATTCCCACGTTCTGGGACAACGAGTGCCCTTCGGCTCACATCTTCATGGGTTCCACCAAGACGATTCAGCTCTATCAGCAGAGTTCCACGCCCATCTCGTTCGACGGCTGGCGGAAGCCGACCAATCAGGACGGGATGATCGGGTTCTTCTTCTGGATGGGGAACGTCGTCGTCACCCAGCCGAGGACTTGGTACAAGTTCTCTGCGATCACGTCGTAAGGGAGGTGGGTTGAATGTCTGACAGTACTCTCGGATCGGCCAAGCAGCTCATCGACCTCCGGGACAATTCGTCCGGAGTCCCGAACGATCTTGGTGCGCGCTGGAGGACGGGTGCGAACACCTACATGGCGATCTCCGCAAGCGTGTCCATCCCTGCGTATGGGGTGGTCAAGTTCGTGGGTAGTACGGGATACACGGTCACTCCTACCGCCGTAACGACCGATCTGGTCGTGGGCGTTCTGGGGTCCACGGCTCTCGCTGCTGCTGCGACCGGGGTCATCCAGACGCAGGGCGTCTGCACCGTTCTTCTCCTCACGGGGGTTCAGGCTCAGGCCATCGACGTTCCGCTCGTTCCTGCGGGTTCGGGCGGTGTTGGCATGCTGAACATCATCTCCCTGGCGAGCGGGAACCTGATGCAGACGAAGTGCGGGCACCTGATCTCTGCTGCGCTCTCGACCGGGGCTGGTACCTCCGGTCTTGCGTACATCCATGGACTCGGGGCCTAGACAATCTACCTGGGGAGGGGGCGAAAGTCCCCTCCCCAACTTGGGGGTTATGTCGCAGAACGGGTTCGATCCGGTCAGGAATCAAGGAACATGGGGCTTCCCTCACGCTTTCAAGGATGGAGTCCTCGTAGCCATCCCAACCTTCGGAATGGTTCCCATCCAATTCCTGCAATCACAGGTAGTCATGGCTACTCCGATCCACACCACCATCGGATATGCGTTCGTGATCGGTGAGGAGATCGGTAAGGCCAGGAACCTCCTCGCGGAACAGGCCATTGAGCAGAAGTACAAGTACATCCTCTTCCGCGATGACGACGTGATGATCCCGAGAGAGGCCCTTCAGAGGCTCTACGGCCTGCACGCTCCCATTACGGCGGGAGTCTATTACTCGAAGACCTACCCACCGGAACCGTTGATCTTCAAGAACGGCCATATCGCAGGAGTGCAGGAGTGGTCCGTTGGGGACATTCTCCGGGACGTGGATAGTTGCGGCATGGGTTGCACGATGATCGAAACAGAAGTCTTCCTGAAGCTCAAGGAGTCGAATCCCGATCTTCCGTTCTTCAAGACCGAGGACGTGACGCTTTCCCTGCGTGGCAACGCTCCCGGAGTAATGACGGAGGACATCTTCTTCTTGACCCGCTGCAAGGACGAACTGCGTGTCACATACGAGAAGGTGGGGGATACGATACGTCCTCGCATCTGGACGGCGAAGGAGGCTCCTGAAGGTGCTGAATCCGTTCGCCCCGTGATCGACACCGGCCTTCAATGTGCTCATATCGACTCCAGAACATGGACGCAGTTCTTCTTCCATGAAGGGTTGAAGGTTCCGGTCTGGACCGATTCGATGGGGAACGTTCATGCGATCCCTCCCATTGGGAGCGATGTCTATAGCAAGTTCAATGGCGTGAACGGGAATGGCAAACATCCCGAGGCGGAAAGATACGCTGATGGAGAACTGAAATTGAATCTCGGCTCCGGTGGAGTTCACGTTGACGGATGGATCGACGTGGATCTCAACCCGGATACGAAGCCTGAGATCGTTGCCGATTGCTCGGACCTGTCCTGGGTAGAGAAGAGACTTGGAAGAAAGGCCGATGCGATCCGGTCCTCCCATTCTCTGGAACATTTCCCCCATGTGCAGGTTCTGGGGATCGTGCGCTCATGGACGCTCGCTCTCAAGGAAGGTGGCTCTCTGGAACTGGGAGTCCCAGACTTCTGGTGGTGCGTGGACGAACTCAAGAAGAACGAGGAAATGACGTTTAGCTGGCAGAGGGTCTTTGGAGGCCAGAAATGGACCGGAGACGAGCATCGTACCGGGTTCTCGGAAGCAAGACTTCGTGGCATCTTCCGCGCCCTTCCGTGGATGGAGATTACGTCCATTGAGACGACGCATCCGGACACCGCTAACCAGCCCACGATCTGGCTCAAGGCCGTTCGGAAGGTGGCCGTTCCCGGTCACGTACAGGCCGAAGAGACGAACATGCAGGAGGAAGAGAATGTCATGGTCTAACACGATGCTGACGGGGCTTGCCACGGCTTCCAGCGCGACAACCACCGTCACGATCTCTCTGGCAACGTCCGCTCCAGGAGGAGGGAAGCGCCCGCTCCTGTGGGTTGCCGGTGGAGGGGCCTCTGCCGGGACCATCACGATCAACTACGCGGGATCGGTCATCTTTCAGGTTCCTTTCGCTGCGAACGGTGGAGACTTGATCCCGTTTGTGGCTCCGCTGAACACTCTAGCATCGGCAACGGCAAGCGTGGTCGTGGCGGGCGGGAACCCCAGTTACGCCGCTGTCGGCTATACCTACGTATAGGAGAGGCGATGTCTGAAAACCTCAAGCTCGGGGCGCTCTCCATCACTTCTTCTGCCGCCGCCGTTTCCGTTGCCGCTTCCGTTGCCGCCAATACCACAGGGCCGCTCGTCAGGCTCATCTTCGGGATTACCGGTGGAGCGGATACGGCGGGAGTCGGGATTCTGAGCGAGGCTGGAGTAGATCTCTGCTACGCGCCGTTTCCCATCGGTAGACGGTCTTTCAAGTACGCCTTTCCCGGAGCAATCGTCACGGCAGCGTCCAATTCTGTGCAGTTGCAAGTGTCCACGGCCGGAGCCGCCAGCACATACGCCAACTTCACCTACGTATACGTATGAATCTAGCCACCATGATCTCGGGAGTCAGGGACCGTCTCCCGGAGACGACTGCCAACGCATGGACCGATGCGGGGATCACCCGATGGTTGAACGACGGACAGAACCAGGTGGTGATCGACCTCGTTCCAGAGGCGCTTGTCGGGAACGCCTCCACCACCGGCCTTATTGCCTACGCCTCCGCGTCAATGGCGTCCAACGTCGCATCGTTTGCGATGGGAGCCTCCACGGAACGCTACCTTGCGGTGGCGGTCCAGTACGGAGGGCAGACGGCATACGTGCAGGCGCGACAGGTTCCGGTCGGGAGCGTCAGGTTCGATTCCACCTCTCCTGCGGACTGTGCCGCCTTCGGGGTCACGATTCAGAACCCGATCTGGTGGACGGAGAGGACGGGAGTGCAGGTCAGGCCGGGAGCGAACCTTGCGACATGCGCGGTGTCCACCGTTCGCCTCGTGCAGCCGGTGGCACTATCGGCCACGAGTGATACATCCCTCATCCCGGCCACCTACCACCACCTTGTCGTGGAGTACGCGGTCCATGTGGCGAAGAGACTGGAACGCGAGTATGCGGAATCGCAGCAGGTCTATGGAATCTATCGGGACGGGATCGACCGCGTGAACGCTCGATACACCGGCACTCAGGGTCAGAACGAGAGGCGGGCGACCGCCGCTCCCACGGAGGTAGGATGAACGTAACTCAGATGATCTCGGACGTTCGCTCCCGTACCGGGGATGTGGTGAGCGGTGGGGACCGATACACGGACATGGAGATCCTGGGTTGGCTGAACTCCGGGGAACAACTCATCACCACGAAGCTCATCAACGTGCAGCGGGCGTTCTTCACCATCCAGCGGACTCTAACGACGGTCACGGCCACGGAACTGGTTGCCCTTCCGGACGACTTCTACGACATCGTGCGGGTCGAGTACGACGCGGCTGGAGCGGCTGCTTACGTGCAGGGGAAACAGGTCGCTATCCGCGACCTCGGGGCCTTGGCTACGCTGGGGAACCTGAACACTCAGCCGACAGCGGCAAGGCCCTACTTCTACGTCATCGGGGGCGTTGTCACGGCTGCGGGACTCTACACCACCACGCAGGCGCAGATCGGCCTTCTGCCGGTTCCGACCGCAGGAGGGGCGTCTTCCCTTCGGATCACCTACGTCCGCCGTCCTCTCGGAATGAACATGTTCAAGACCCGGACGGGGACTTCCACGGGCGGTTCCACTACCACCGTTGCGGACACGGCTGCGAACACCTACGCCGATGACTTCTGGAACAACACGGAACTCACCATCGTCACGGCTGACGCGGCGGCAAGGAGAGGACTTGAAGGGGTCAAGAAAATCGTCTCCGACTTCACGAACGCGGGCGGGGTCTTCACGTTCGCGGCGAACAACGCCTATCCGATTGCTACGGCGACCGGGATGGCTTACCGAGTGGACGATCTCTCGATCCTGCCCTCCCACCTGCATCCCCTCATGGTCCTCTACGCCGAGGCTCGCGCTCGCATGAAGGTGGGTCAGGCCGAAGTTGCGAACGGACTCCTCCAGGAGTACAAAGCCGACCTCGCTGAGATCGCAGGTTCCTACGTTGCCAACATCGACGTGGGACTCGTGGGGGACCAGACCCGCGAGAAACGGTCGCAGGTGAGCTAGGTGGCCTTCCAGACGGTACAGCAACTCGTGTCGGACGTGAGAACGCTCCTTACCGCGTCCTCTCCCCGGACGTTCTCCGACGCGGAGATCATCCAGTTCCTGAACTACGCATGGAAGGACTTCGCGGACAGGTCGGAGATTCTGGAGGCGGAATCCATCCAGACGGTGACAGCGGCAACAGCCGACTACACCCTCCCCACGGACTGCTCGAAGGTGATCCGCGTCCGGGTCTACGGGCGCAGATGCTCCTACCTTGACGAGCGCCAGAAGGCTACCCTTGACTTCGACGGGCAGTCTCTCACCACGCAGGGGATTCCCCTCTACTACACCATCTGGGGAGAGACGCTTTCCCTGTACCCGGTCCCGAACACGACGTACTCGACGGGAACGAACCGACTCTACATCTACTACTACAAGACCCCCGCTGACATTACGATTGCGGCCTTCACCACGGACATTCAGACGTTGGGGATTCCCCCGGAGTCTGCAAAGGGACTGGTGGACTACGCGGCGTCGGAACTCCTCACGATCCTGGGGGATCTTCCGAGGGCTGGCCTCTATCGTCAAAAGTATCTGGAGTCGGTGCAGTACGCTAGAGAGGCGGGGGTCAAGGAGCGGGATCGGTTCTACGTCGTGAAGGACGATGAGGCCGTCTACACCGATGATTGGAGCGTCCGGTAGTGCCAAGCGAAGTTCAATGGCGTCACTACTACGATTGGAACGGTGGGCTGAATACCACCGACTTCAAGGGGCGGCTGCTTCCGAACGAGATGGCAGACGTTCAGAACTACTACATCACGCCAGCGGGGACTCTTCTCCGCCGTGGGAAGTGGTCGAGGTACTACGCCACGGCCCTTCAGACGGAGCGGGTGGAAGTCCTCTACAAGATGTACCGTTCGGACGGCATCCGGCAGTTCCTTCAGGGATGCGGGCAGCGCATCTACGGCTCCGACTTCGCGGGGACTCCGACCGCCACGGAATGCCTGTACGATACGACGGTCAACTCCCCGCCATTGATCCCAAACCAACGCATCTCCATCTCACAGTACAAGGATCTGGTGTACCTGACGGGGGAAGGGATCAATCCGATCTTCCCCGGTTCCTCCTACGGTGCCCCGATCCGATACGACGGAGCGGCGCTCTCCACCTCGAAGTGGTCCACGGCGTGGAACCAGGTTCCGGGTGCGCCTACGAACTTCGCGTCCCCAGGTGGCGGTTCCTTTCCCGCAGGGGATTACTTTTACGATGTGACAATCGGGTATGGTCCAGTAATCAGTTCTGGAGTCAGTACGGCGACTTACTACGGGGAAAGTGCGCTTCGGTATCCAATCACGACGTTTGTGAACTGCGCTTTGAACGATCAGATCACGTTCGACATCCCAGCGACTTCCGGGATCGGACTGGACTCGTACTACGCAACGCGATACTACGTTTATCGTTCCCCAGTTCAGGCTGCGGGAACGATCACGTCCTACACCGGCCCGATGTATCTGGAACAGGTCATTACCTACGCCAACACGCTCATCAACGTCACTTCTAGTGGGGCCATTACTGACACAATCCTTGTAGGACAGCGCCTTGCCGATACAGGGCGGATCAACATGACGGGAGCGTGGAAGTACCTTACGGTACATCAGGACCGGATGTTCTACGCCAACAAGGTCGGGTCCGATCCGTCCTCGAAGACCACGGAGTTGAACGGGGCGTCCAACCTTCCGTCCCACGTCATCTACTCCGAGGTCGGATACCCGGACCACATCAAGTCCGTGAACTTCCTTCCGGTGGCCGTGGACGACGGGCAGGAGATCACGGGGATGCTCTCCCAATGGGGAGTGCTCACGATCTTCAAGCGGAACTCAATTCATCAGTTGATCGGAGACTCCCCGTCCAACTACATCCTTCGCCCCCTCACGAAGAATGTGGGCTGCACCGCTCCACGGAGCATCGTGGAACACAACGGGATCGCGTACTTCCTGTCGCATCTTGGCGTATATCGGTACGATGGGAGCAGCATCGACCTCATTTCCCAGAAAGTGAACGCTACTCTCTCGACCAATCCCAAGTACAAGGAAGAAGCTATCGGGAAGGTCTTCCGCACGAAGGCGAACACCGTGACCTACCACCTCTACTACGCGCCGTGAGGAATAGATGAGCAGCGTTTGCGTTTGGGGAACAGCCATTGAGGTTGCAAATCAGCCTGGTGCCACTACCGGCAATGTAATGGCAGCACAAGATCCAAGTGGCAATCTGTGGATCATATGGACTACCGGAGGTGGGGAGGGTTACTTCCAGAAGTATACTCTATCAACGAAGACATGGAGTTCCGCTACCAGGTTCGATAATCCTGGTGGAATCCCGGCAGCAAACAACGGAACTCACAGGATCGCAGTAGATGATTCTGGAAGAGCGATGGTGACTTGGTTTACTGGAGCCGGAGCGAACCAGGGGTTGTATGGACGCCGAATCCTATCGAATCTTACAATGGAAACCGAACAGCTTATCGGTAGTGGGGTTCTTACTGAACCTCCCGATATCTGTTTCAAGGCGTCTGGGAACTTCTCGATTATCCGTCGCGGTAGTTCTTCAACAAACACGCTGAAGGTTGCAGATTACAACTCCACGAGCAATCTTTGGGAGAATGACAGAACGGTGTGGACTCCTGTATCTCCAATAGATTCCAGGAATCCGAACATTGCCTATTCTACTGTCAATTCCACCTTGTACTTTGCATGGCAGGAACAGGATGCAACTCCAGTATTCAAACCACGGATTGCCTATCTAAAGGAAGGTGGAACAAAAGAAACGGTAACGTCAGTTGCTACAACCGTCCAGTCCACAATCCCCAGATTGGCAATGGATCGAAAAGCGGCGGATGTAGCCTATATCGTCTATCGAAGAGAAATAGATCCTTCCGGAGCGCGCTGCATCCTTCAAATACGTTCAGGGAGTTGGGGAGCTGAACAAAACATTGATGCAAATGCGGATAATGGGAATACTCCGTATTGCGTAGTTGACATGACGAACAATCTGCACATCGTGTATGGGGATTCTTCTCTTGGAGCGGTATCCGAAATCTACTATCGCAGGCGGCTGAATGGCGGATACCTGGAGACAAAAAAGCGGCTTAGTAATGCAGCATTGTCATCTTCGGCCTGTGTTCTCCCATTTGTGCAGAATGAGACCGCTAATTTGACGGCATTCTGGATCGACGTTGAAAGTACATTCACGCATGTTTGGATGAATGAATGTGCTGGGTGTGTTTCTGCCGATCCATATAGAAATACTGACGCCCTCGTATACGACATCAATGCCGGGCATTGGACGCATCTGGCGAATCAGCCAGTGTCGTGCATCTCCGTTTGGACCGGAGGAAGCGATCTTCAGGAGACGTTCATCGGAACGAGCGGGGATACCGGGTTCGTGTACCAGCTTCAGGGGCCGAACGAGTCTACTGTTGGGATTGACGACACGCAGGAAGCGGGAGTGGACTTGGATATCGACTGTTATGCCGTTAGTCAAGCCACGGACTTCGGAGCGCCTCCGTTCAATAAGACCATGTTGTGGCTCGTTGTGGAGACAAAGGCTTCTGTTGCAGCTCACGATACGTTTCTCATTGGAGGCACGGACGGCACCACCTTCGCTTCCGGTCCTTCAATCTCCAGCATCTTCCCATATAGGAAAACTAGATTCGATAGTTCCTACGTGACTGGAGTGACCAGAATCATTTCTTTCAAGTTCCTGCATAGCGGCTCATCCCTTTCCCCTGCGAATCAGGAACTAATTGGATTTTCCATAGGGTATCGCGTTCGCGAACTCCCGACTGATTCCAAGCAGGGGGCTTGATGCTGCAACCCAAAGGTGTCTTCGACCCGACCACGACCACGCAGTTCAAGGACCGACACATTGCTGGAGACGCGGCGATCCGGCATTCGAAGTGCTTTCAGGCGATCCTTCTGGACAAGACGGTGGGGACGACGGAAGTGGCAATCCCTCACGGATTGGGAGTGACCCCGGTCTACGCGCCCACGATCACGATGAAGACAGCAGGACAGATCCGGCTCTCATCTTCTGTGGCCAGGCCGACTACGGCTCTCTGGTACGATGCGGTCAACGTTTACGTCGTGGCGGATGCGGCAGCTAGGGTTGCCGACATCATCGTTCACGGCTAGGAGGACCAATGCCTGATAAGGACAAGGAAAAGGAAGAGGGAATCGTTACTCATGGGATCATGGGCGGATACAGAAGTCCGTTTGGAGCGAAGGATACGACGGGAACCAAAACGTCTCCGCCCGATAGTTCCTATTCCTTGAAACGCATTTTCATTGGCCCTCCTGATAGCAAGAACTCCAAAAAGATGAGTCTTCTAAAAAGGGCTGCTGTAAAACTTCTAGGGCAATTGACCGGGAAGGGGTAATTCAAATGGCTTTCGGGTTCGGGGCCTTTAGGAACACGGTGCAGCGGGGACTCAATCCCGGAGTCGGTCCGATGCAGGACGCCGCTCGGAGACGGCTTGGGATGACTCCGGGGGTGCAGCCTGCCCGGTCTACTGCCGCTCCTCCGGTCGCAACGGCGGATACGGGGATGCTGCCCCAGAAGCCGATGGCAGGTCCGCAGGTACTTCCGCCCGCTCCTCCTCCGGTCCCGACCACCGGTGGGATCGGCGGTGCGGCTCCTGCCGGGATCGCCCCTCTCCCCCCTCCGTCTCCATCCGGAGGCGTCGGGGGCGTTCCGGTGGGACTCTCCCCCATGCAGCAGGCGGCGCAGAGGTACGGGCAGAATCAGACTGCGGGATCGTTCGATCAGCAGAGGCAGCATTGGAGGGATCAGGCTGGAATGGGCGGTCCTCCAGGGAATCGTTTCGGTGGTGGAGATGCGGGAAGTGGCAGCATATGGGACAACTGGACACCGCATCCTACCGGGACAGGAGAAGACAATGGCGGGTTCCTTGGCAGGATTGTTGGCCGGATAGGGCAGTCGGGGCGGGACACCTTCTCGGGGGATCAATGGAACCGTCCTCTTCCCAATGAGTACGGAGATCCCGGATTCGGTCCCGGATCGAAAACGGCCTACGATCAGTTCCTTACCGGGCAACCCGATCCACAAATCCCTTCGTACCTTGAGGACATCTACAACCAGACCCGGCAGCAGGAGGAAGGCGATCTCCAGAAGTACCTTCCCTCTACGGCGGAGTCCCCGGAGGAAGCGCAACTCTTCGAGAGTCTCAGGCAGCAGTCCATTGCGGACGCAAACCGTCTCTCCACGAATCTTGCGGGAACGGTCAACGCTGGTGCCGCAGGACGCGGCCTTCTCGGGAGCGGAATCAACATCTCCGACCTTATCCAGACGACAGGTGGAGTCGGGAACGAGCTTCAATCCAGACTTGGGGAACTCGGGCGGGAACGGATGGGTTCCGCCGTGGAGCGGAGGCGCAGGCGCGAAGACACGCTCTCGCAGGCCGCTGAAGCCATGCGTGGTCGTCTCGGTGGTCTTGCCTCTGGACGGTACGGATACGGCATGGAGCGGTCTACGGCAGGCGATCAGTACAGGCAGGAAGCGGAGCGGAAGTTGTTCGATCTCAGAGCGCAGGGGATGCTCTCGGAGCAGGAGTTCCGCAACCAGATGGCGATTATCGGGAAGCAGCGGCGCGGTCAGCAGGGGAGGGCCTAGTTGTGGCGATAGCGGCAATCCTCGGAGCGCTACAGATGGCGCAGGCGGCAAAGAACCTACTGAAGCCAACCTATGCGATTGCACCTGGCGCACCGCTCGGGCAGAGCCAGTTCCAGTCTTCTCCCGCTCCACCTGAGCAATCGCAAGGTCAGCCTGGAATGCAACAGATGGTTCAGGTGGCTGCGGAACAACTTGCGGCAGAGCAGGCGCGGAGGAGAATGCGCGATGTTGAGCGGCAGCAGAGATTGGAGCAGATTGCACAGTTCTCTCCGCAGCAGGGGACCACACGGATCGGACCGATGCCATGAGTAAGAAAGACTATGCGCTTGACGCGATCCTCGGAGGCATTGTAGGCGGACTCGGGAACTACGATCCAGCGCATCAGCGTCCCGGACTGAAGGGGTTTCTGCCGGGGATCCTCTCCGGAGCGGCGCAGATGTCTCTCAAGCGGAGACAGTCCGAAGAGGAACTGCGCCATCAGATGGAAGAGAGGGATCGCGCAGAGGCGATGAAGTTGCGGCTGGACCGGATTCAAAATCCCATCCCTCCCATCCCGGATTCAGGAGCCTTGACGCGAAGCCTTCCAGGGGTAGCCTCCGGACATCTCTCTCCAGAGCAGAGGGCGCAGATCATTCCGGAGCAGTTCCGTCCTCCCGAGGAAATGCTGAAGACCATCAACAAGCTGGGTGGACAGAGGATCGGTGAGCAGTTCGAGTCTCCGGAGGAGCGTGCGGCACGAATGGGGGAACTTGGGAAGAAGGCCGGGGAGTTCGTCGGGGCTCAAGGAGCGCAGGAGCAGAGGCATGGGGAGGCCACGATTCAGGGGATTCTGGACAATCTTCGCACTCCCGGTGAGCGGCATTCGGAGATGGATCGCAAGTGGTACGAGGCTCAGAACGCCCGGAAGAAGTACGAAGGTGGCGTTACTGCCACTCCCGGTGATCCAAGTGAGATGCGAGGGGATCGGCTTGCCGTATTCCAGGACTTCATCTCTCCGTATCTCTCCAGCAAGCAGTTGACGCTTGCGAGAGATGAAGGTGGCCGTGGATTCCCAGTGAACTACCCACTCTTGGAATCCAGGATTCGGATTGATCCCGCGTGGGGTCAACTCTGGCGTGAGTTCGCTGCCAAGCACGGAATCAATCCGGAGCCCTGATGCCGATTGACACCCGAACGGGACGCTCCATTGGTGGTGGTCCGGAGGAGGACAAGAAGAAGCCTCCTGACATCATCCAGCGGATTCTCCACGCTCCGTCGAACATTCCCCGTCCAGCGAGCGTCATCAAGTCCGCAGCCGAGCAGGTGGAGCGGGTCTTCCCTCTCACGTCCATGCGGGCACAGGCTGTCCGGTACGGTCTTCAGAGACTTCCCGGAAGGCCGGAGAACCTGCCGAAGGTGAGCGGTGGGGACATCCTCAAGACTCCGCTCCGTGTCATGGCCGGAGAGGAGAAGGCCAGCTTCCTTGCCGATCCCGTTGCCGAGGCGATTCAGGAGCGGGGCATGGACACTCCCGTAACTGTTCCTGGACCGTTCGGATCGCTCGTTTCGGTCAAGCCTTCCACGGCGATCCGTGCCGCTGGCCTCTTTGAGCCTACTCCGGAAACCGGACTCCGCTTGTTCCAGAAGTCGGCAAAGGGGATCAAGAAGTTTGCCGAGGCCCCTGAGGAGTTTGCGAAGGGAGCAGGAGCGCTCAAGACGGCGCTCGGTCCGAAGGTGGCGGCGGAGAGGGAACGTCTTTCCGAATTGCTGTTGAAGAAGAAAGCGCGTGGAGCACAACGTGCAGAGAAGGGTGTCCTTGGCGTTCTGGAGAATATCAAGGCTGCCAAGGCTGCTGGCGTCCCTGAGACAGAACTGGTAAGACTGTCGGAAGACGCCCGTGCGAAGGCTCTGAAGATCCCAACTCCCAATCTTGCTTCTGAAGGCGCCATCGAAGGCGGACTTGCAAGGGCGAGAATGGGCGGCGACTTGACGCCTGGGATGCTCCTCAAAGGGACGGAGGCTCCCGAAAAGGGGAAGGCGTTTCAGGCACTTCTCAAGACGGATCGTGCAAGTGGAATCCGACTTGGGAAGAGAGCGGCTCGTGATCCGATTGCCGAGCATCAGGCAGCGATGCAGGAACTCTTCTCGACTGTCGGTCCTGCCGCGAACTATGGAGAGGCGGCGAAGCGCGGAGAAGTGGACCTCGCCCATATCGACCTGCCGTTCGGGAAGAAGGCCACCATCCCAGGACGCCCCGTCACACAGGCCCTCTCAGGGGCGGGACGGTTCGTTCGGCAGGGACTTGCCGACGTTTCCGGTGGGTCGATTCTGGAACCCATTGGGAAGGGTACCGCCACGCCGATGCAGGCGTTCCGATCCGGGATGGAGGGAACACGCCTTCCGGGAGAGATCGGGCAGTTCGGACGGGAGATGTCGAAGTTCCAATGGAGGCAGCAGGCGGGAGAGCAGCGGGTCTTCGAGCAGCACTTCAGGAAGAGACTCCACGACATTCTCTCAAAGGGGAAGCCGCTCAACGAGGACGAGTTCAAAGCCCTCCACGGTGCGCTTGATACCTACCGGAAGTCGGAAATGGTTCCTGTCGAGTTCCGCCCCACAGGGAACGAGAACATCGACACGAAGGGGCTTGCCATTCGGAAGATGCTGGACGACTTGAACAGCATCGCCAAGGGGGAAGGACTGGACGTTGGATACCTGACCGGCTACTTCCCCCGCCCCATGACTCCCGCCTACCACAAGTTCCAGGGCATTACGAACCCTACCGATTACACGATCCTCTTCGGACGTTCTGGTGGGAACAAGGGATTCATGCAGGGGAGACAGGTCACGGCGGACATGGGAGCCGAGGAGTTCAATCAACTCTTCCGGAGGCAGCATCCAGACTTCGTGAGCCGTACCGGAAAGCCCCTCGACGCCATCGGCACGGACGTTCGGAAGGTTCTCATGGGGCACGTTCGCGGACACGCTGCGGCCACCACCTATCCAAAGGCTCTGGATCAGGTACTTGGATACGCGGGTCGGAAGATTCGGACCATGCACGATCTGCGTCCCGGAGAAGTCATGGTGATCGCTCCCGGCAGTCTTCGGGACATCGGGAACAAGCTCGTCTCGGACAACTCCCAGCTTGCGAAGGCGTACCTGAACGTGGCTGCGAACGGCTCCGTGGTGGACTTCATGGGGGTCACTCCCCATCTCACGAACGAGCTTGCAACGAGTCTTCAGCAGGTGGCACAGAACGGGGCGAAGCTCTACGCCGTTCCTGCGGACGTTGCGAAGGATATGAAGACCTTCACGAAGCGGCTCTCGGAGGACATGGGGGAACTTCCCATGCTCTACCGCTCCGCGATGCAGACGTTGAAGCAGAACATCCTTGTTCCGTTCGCATCGTGGCATGAGGACAACTACCTTGGGAACTTGTCCTTGTGGTGGATGAGAGGAATGCCGCTCTCTGAGATCAACAAGCACGGCGGGCCGGTGGCCTCCATTCTCCATTCCGGCATGTTCGGGAAGGGACTGGACACGTCTCATACCTTCCTCGGAGAGACGAAGACCACTCAGGAATGGCTCAAGGAATGGGAGAGCGTTGGCGTCTCGAAGGGCGGGGTCATCGGTTCCATGACGCGGGGAACGTCCCCGGAGTTGCTTGGGCTTCCGAGATCCCACGTTGGCGACCTTCCGAGTTACATCCCTCCGTATCTCACGGCCGGAATCCCGATCCCGACCTTCCGTCCTGGACTGAAGGGAGCGCAGAGATTCGAGCATGCCGGGTATCTCAGAGCTGGGCGTGCGGTGGCCGGATTGCTTGAGAATCAACCCCGGATCGTGGGCTATCTCTGGGGTAGATCAAGGGGCATGTCGGTGGCACAGGCTCGGGAACTCGTATCGAACACTTCCTTCGATTACGACGAAGTGTCCAAGATCGTCTCGAAGCTGAGAACGGGAGCGGTGCCGTTCCTGACGTGGACGTTCAAGGCCCTTCCGTTCGTGATGAAGCGGATGATCCAGCATCCGGCGTCCCTACCGTTCACGATGCCGACCCGGATTCAGCATGCGCTTCGGGAGGAGAACAAGGTTCCACCGAACGAGTCCGACTTCACGGCCAGTACCAACGCCTTCCCCATCGGCAGGGGCAAGGAAGGGGACATCTACTCGGCAAGGGTAGGCACGGTACAGGCGGAACCTGCCAAGTTCGCTCCTACCCCTCCTCGTCCGACAGCCGATCTTCCTCAACGGCTAATGGGCGGTCTGGTTCAGGGCGGTCTTTCCTCTCTCGGACCACTTGAGCAGACAGCCATGAAGATCGTGGGAGTCAATCCCCTCACCGGGGAACCGCTCACGAACAAGGACGTGGAGTTTGTGCAGAGAGGTCCAGTCACGGTGCCACGCTACGTGGATACGTTCCTCTCCATATGGCGTCCCTATGCTCACTTCTGGGGCACGATGGATTCGGCCAGAGACATGCCGTGGTGGATGAAGGCCACGAATCTTTCCAACGTGGCACGCATCTCCAGATCGAATCCCGAGGACGACGCCCAGATGCGGCAGTACCGGGCGCACAAGGCCCTGTCCGATCTTCAGAAGAAGCTCCGGTCGGCTGAGACGGAGGGAAGAGTCAAGGCTCTTGAGAAGAGCCTTGATAAGGCAGAGGGAAGATATGACAGGATGTATCCATAATAGGAGGCCGCAACCGTGGCAGACGAGAATCAAGCAAGGTGGGCCAAGGCATACACGGTCGTTCAGCTTGGAACGATCTTCTTCCTTATTGTGGGCTTCTTCGTCACGGTACGGCTGGAGCAGGAACGATTGACGGCGATCGAGATGGTGGTGAACGGCACGCTCTCGAAGGAGGCGGCTGTCGCAATGATGTCCAAGCAGGACGCCATCAACATGAGCTTCCAGGGGCAGTTCGACATCCTGACAGCAAGAGTGACCCAGACTGAACAGCGGCTCTACGAAATGAATAAGCAGTTGCGATGAGTCGCGCCATGATCGACCTCCACCCCGTCTTCCGGAAGTCCGTGACGGACTGGATCTCCGGGGTCAAGGGATCGCGTGGAGTGGATCTGCTCGTCTTCACCACCTACCGGGGAGCGCACGATCAGATGCTGGAGAAGGCGGCTGGGAAGTCGAAGGCGTCTCCGTGGGAGTCGGCCCATCAGTACGGGTTAGGTGTAGACGTGGTGTCCCTAGTGGCAGGGAAGGCCCTCTGGAAGCTCTCCGATGGGGACTGGCGGGCGATTGCGGAGATCGGGGCGCTCTACGACATCGACTGGCCCGGCAACCGGGACATCTGGATGAGGAGGACCGATCCGTACCATTTCCAGCATCCCGAGTTCAAGAGGCTGGGGGCGAAGGTGCTGCTTGACAGGCTGAGGAAGGGGATCGACCTTATCCATGTGGATACGGAATCCCCGTGGGGGCCTCCGGCGTTGAGGCCCGACCTGGACGTTCTCGCTCCGTGGGAAGCGGGCTGACCATGACGGCAGGGGGCGGCGTCGGGTCGTACCGGACCCATTCGGAGTTCCCCGCGCAAGGGAGACGCCGCCCCTGTAAGACTTACACTACCGTATCACAAGCCGCTGATTGTGGTAAAGTGTAGCGGCAACCGCAGCGGGCGGATTCCCGCGTAAAGGTAGGAAGATGCAGGCAAATCCCGACTCTCTCATTACTCTCGCTGGAGAGGCTGGCAAGGCCGTGGGAACCCTTGGCGGGGCGGCTGTGACCCTCCTCTCTCCCCTCATCGCCCAGCTCGGGGCGGTCAAGAAGTTCCCCTGGCCGAAGAAGCTCCGCTGGGTGGCGGCTCTCGGGGTCGGTGCTGCCGGCGGAGCTGGCATCCTCCACGATCCCCTGACGGGGGCGATTCTCGGGGCGCTGGGAGGCTACGGTTGGGGCGCTCTCAAGTCGGCTCGGGAGTGGATCGGTTCCGGCATGAAGTGGTTCGACTGATCTAGGTTAGGGCCGCTGGCCTGTCGGTGGACCTCACGGCGACCGGCCTATCGACGCTCGGGGTCAGCGGCCCAATAAAGGAGGCCATGTGCCACAGGCGCAGTTCCTATCGAAGCTCGATTGGATGAAGGCGGCGTTCCTGAAGACCCGGACCTGGCCTGTCTGGAACGATGGCCCGGTCTGGAAGACCGTCTGCCACGATTGCGGTGGAGAGATCGCCTTTCAGGACGGGCACGGGTACACCTTCAAGACTCCTCCTCCGGCCCTCTCCGTGGTCCCTGACGTTGGATGCCCCACTCCCGGATGCGAGGGAGCGGTGCATTTCTATCTACGGGACATCGTGTTCGTGAAGAAGGTCCGGGCGGTGCCGACGCTGGTTCCGGTGGGAGCCTCGGAGGAGAAGAGCCTGGTGGACCGCGTGAGGGAGAAGCTCGGCCGTGCCAAAGTATCATGACGTAGAGTACGCCATTACCACGAGTTCCGGGACGGGCACCGCGAACACCAACGACTGGCTCGCTGGAATGGTATGTGGCGTTGAGATCATTGCTCCGTCCTCCACGACGATCCAGAACGTGGCGATCATCGACAAGAAGAGCGTTACCGTCTGGCAGGGAGTGGCGAAGGGGAACACCTTCTTCAATACGAAGTTCCCGCTACGGGGCATCTCGACCATCTCTCTCACCGGAGCCACTTCCAGCGGAGCGAACACGGTCCGCATCCTTGCGGACTTCGAGTGATCCGGTGGGGCTTTCAGAAGTGGCCCGAGAGCGGGCTGGTACACATTCATGTGGAAAGAGTGGATCGTGTCCCTAGCGGCGGGGGGTTCCCCGTGTTCTGGATGAGGCTTACAAGATGGCTCACGTCCCCCGTCTGGCAGGTCCGAGAGCGCCTGAAGTACGATTCCGCAAAATGGCGTTGCGCCCGGCGAGCCGCCATCGCGTGGGAGCGCATCGACATGGAGAGGAAGACGGTACACGACTCCTGGATTCAATGGGAGAGGATGGCTCCAGCCGATCCGCAGATCCCGATCCTGAAGGGGAAGGACGAAGCCCTGTCGTGGGTGATGTCCCTCCTGGAGAATAACTGATATGCCGAGTTGGAACGTAGGAGTTGAGCCGCTTGGAACCGTCTTCACGGGGCAGGTCACTTGCTCCGGAACGGCAGTGATCCTCTTCGCCACGTCCACGCAGCCGTCCATCTCCGCCATCTGCGTGAAGGCGTTCTCCGCGAACACGAACGATGTCTACGTCGGGATTTCCAGCGTAGCCACTACCACCGGGTTTGTCCTCCATCCTCACGACGAGAAGACGTTCGACGTGGACTACCCCAGATCCCCGCTTTACGTCATCTCTCCGGGAACGGCACAGGCGGTGTGCTACGCGGCCATTGGATGAAGATCACAATCGAAGAGGATGACGGGAAGGAGACGGTCCATCAGGGAGTGACGGACATCTACGTTGCCCTTCGTAAGATGGAGCCGGTAATGAGCCGGGAGGGGCAGTTCTCCATGCTTCCGGAGACGAGGAGCTGGAGCATTGGCGGGAACCTTCGGGAACTGGTGAAGGAGTTGAGGCAGTCCCTTCTGGAACTGGAGGACACGCTCCGAACGATGCGCGGATTGGAGCAAGGGACACCCACATCGGAGGACTAGAGCATGGCGATTCCACAGGGATATACGCTCATCCAGTGGTACAACGTGATCGTGAGCGACCTGCTATCCAGGGCGAATAAGCTGGATGCGGCTGCTGAAATATGGCCGATCCTGACTACCGCACAGAAGAATCAGGTAAAAACCGCAGTGAACAATACCCTCGATGACGCAATCGCAAAGCTCACGGCGCTGAAGGCGGATGTCACGGCCCTGTAAATGGCGATCCCGAACCTACTGATCTACCTCTGGGCCGGTGCCGATAGCGGCTGGCCTGCCGGGTTCTCCAGGTACACGGCGCTCGATTCAAGGTACGTCAGGGGAGCGAACGCCGGATCTGGCGGCGGGGGAACAGGCGGGTTCGCCACTCACAACCACGTCGATCCCGGACACACTCCGGTCCAGAACTCCCACACGCATACGTTCTCGGGCGGGGCGACTTCCACGGCAGAGAACTTCGGGGAGATCGGGACAACCCTCTCCAGCAAGACCCACTCCCACGCATCGGCCACGTCAGCAGCGGCCACCACAACGAACAACTCGGCGGTCGCAACCTTCTCAGCCGTAGCCAACGATCCCCCGTACCTGAAGCTCATCTTCATCCAGTCTGACGGAACCGCAACCGGCATCCCGAACAACGCCATCGCCTACACGGACCAGGCGAGTACCACCGGATGGACCACCTACGCGAGCCTGGCGAACGCCTACGTCCTCGGGTCTGTCGCAGCAGCGGCGGGAGGGGGCACCGGTGGAGCCGCCACGCACACGCACTCCTCGGCGGCCTCGCACACGCACACGCAGAACTCCCACACCCATGCGGCTACGAACAGCTCCAGCGCATCGGCCACTACCGGGGCCGGGACGAGCGATGGCCCAGTCAACATGCCGCAGAAGTCGCATCGGCACAGCGTTACGCTCGGAGCGACTACGGGTAGCAACAACTCGACATCTCCTACCCTGGATTCGGCCAACGGAGAACCCCCGTTCGTGAAGCTCCTCCCGATCCAGAACACAAGTGGAGGGTTCAGCTTCCCGACGAAGCACATCGCTCTTTGGGCGGGATCGGTAGCGTCGATTCCGGCCAACTTCGCGCTCTGCGACGGTACAGGGGGAACGGTCGATACGAGGGGGAAGTGGATCAAGGGGGCGGCAAGCTCTGGGGAGATCGGTACTACCGGAGGAGCGACAACACATACGCACACGGGAACCTGTCAACCCACGCAGGCGGGGCACACGCACACCCCCACCGCCACCGATCCAAGCTACGTCATCATTCCCAACGCACCGGACATCGAAACCTACGCCACGGACCTGCACACCCACACCTGGACCGCAAGCACGGACACGGCAACGAACCAGTCGTTTGCTCTCGCTCTGACCGCGCTCTCGGCCGGGGATCACTACCCGGTCTACACCGATGTCCTCTACATCCAGTACACAGCACCGATCACGTCAAACTACTTCAGAAAGTACGACACTCTCCCCCGCAGGTTCGCCCGCATCCGGTAGCCGGTAGAGGCCGTGTCCCACTCTCACGATCTTCCCTGCCTCCCGAAGATGCCGGAGCATCTCCGATAGCCGCTGCTTCCTGATCTCCGTTCCAATGGCGGCGTGGATGGAGGAGTAGGTCATCTCTCCCCCCACCGTCTGCAACGCTCTCACGATCTTCCACCTGCGTTCGATGGAGCCGGGATCGAGGATGCGGTCCACGGCCACGATCTGCCCGGTCAGGGATTCCGCTTCCGTGAGGAGGAGCTTCCGGTCGGACACAAGAGCCGCCCGCCTCTCCTCCAGTTCCTCCCTCATGTTGGGAGAGAGCGGGTCTATGGCTTCCATGCGTCCGCCTCTCTTAGCGTGGATACAACGTGGTCCAAAGAGCGGGCGACGAAGGCCACTCCCCCGTTCCGGTTGATCTCGTCCAGGAACGACTCCTGCTCTGGAGTGATGCGCCCCTTCTCCGACTTGACCTCGATGGCCAGCATGCGTCCTCCGGGTAGGATGCCGATGATGTCCGGTACTCCGCGTGTGGCGGCAGGCCGGAAGCCCTTCCCGTCTCCGAGCGGGACGCCTCCGGTGTTCTGCCGCCAACTGTAAATGCGATTGGCCTTCAGGTAGGCCATGATCTGCCGGAGGATGTCCCCTTCCTTCAGGGGCGGATACCCCGCCCTCCACGGATGGTTAGCGGCGGGCTTTGTCATGCCTGTAAACCCCTTCTTCATCAGCCGGTTTCCATGAACGCCCGAGATTCACGATATGCTTCTTCCGTGCCGCCTCCATGAGGGAGAACCCCTGAACGTCGGCGAGTTGTGCAAGGAGAATCAGGCAATCCGCCGCCTCTTCCGGGTCGAGCGATTCGGACAGCTCGTCAAGTTCGCGCCGGATGTGCCGGATGATTGCCTGCGGGTCGCGCACGGGAAACGTCGCCCGGCCCCAGTCGCCGATGTCTCGCTGGAGGAGGTCGAGATTCGAGCGGTCGTCACGCATCGGCGGGTTCCTCCTCGAAGCTCTCGCGCGAGAAGAGGGACATCCCGCTCTGCGCTTCCGCTGCCTTCAAGTTCTCGACCGCCCGCTCCCAGTAGGAGCGTTTCAGTTCAATCCCCATAAATGTGCGCCCGAGCCGGACGGCCTCGTAGCCGGTTGAGCCGATACCTGCAAAGGGGTCGAGCACCGTCTCGCCTGGATTCGTCCAGAGCCGGACACAGCGGGCAATGAAAGGAAGCTGGAGCGGACAGACGTGGCGCTCGTCTTTGTCCTCGCGAGCGATGCGAGCGTTCAAGGTGTCGGATTCCCGAATGTTGTACCAGATGGGGCGAGCCCATTCGATCCACTCCTCATTCGAGACATCGCCCTTGACCGGAGTCGGGTTGTCGCCGGGGGCGCGGAAGAGGAGGAGATAGTCCGCCATCGCGGGCCGGAGCCAAGCGGAGTCGCGCTCCTTCTGGATGAACATGAGCGACTTCGATTTCGTCCGGATCGCCTGCGCCTGCGGGTCCTTGTCTACCACGATCTCCCCGTCGTAGATCCATCCGGCTGACTGCATCGTCCGCACCATGTCCGCACGGAAGTCTCTCCAGCCGATCCGCCCGTGCGTGACCATCGTGGTCGTCACCTGCTGGACGTGGACCGCAGCACGGCGACACGGGATCGTCACGCGAAGGATTTCTCCGGCCAAGAACTCGTAGTGCTCGTAGAATTGCTCGTAGTCGCGCGAGTTTCCGAGGTCCCGGTCGGATGCCGAGTATGTGTAGAGCGAAGCGAACGGAGGAGAAAATACCGAGAGCGCGACGGAATGATCCGGGATCTCCTTCAGCCGGACGCAGGAATCCCCCATGAGGATCCGCCAGCTTTCGCCACATGCTTCCGCCTCTTCGTATTCCGACTTCCCGTTCGGGCTTCCCAAAACGTAGGCCCGCTCGTACTCGCGCATCGCGCCGACAACCTGCTCCGCCGTCCGGGCGGCATCGGCTTCCTTTCTCTTCACGTTCTCCACGACTCGCACCTCCGGATCGGATGAGACAATGAGCACCTCCACCGGCGACTTCTGCCCGAAGCGCCAGCAACGACGAATGGTCTGGTAGTACTCCTCGTAGGAGTCTCCCAGACCCATGAACATGACCTGGTGAACGTCCTGCCAGTTGACACCCCATCCGAAAATCGCGGCTTTCGTGGAAAGGATCGGGACCTTGCCGGACCGCCATGCCGCGTACTTCTCGGCCCGCGCGTCCTCGTCATCGGCTCCGCGAATGTTGACCGCATCCGATCCGAGCGCCTTCGTGACCGCGTCGGCTTCATCATTCAAGGCGCACCAGACAACCCATTTCCCGGGCCGCTTCCGAATCTCGGCAACGCCGGCATCGACTCTGGCCTTGATGGACGCCTTCCGTGCGGCAATCCTTCCGCCAACGCCTGCCGCCATGGACGCGAACAGCTCACCTTCGGGAATGAACTCGAACGGAACCGCGACCTGACTGATATTGAGCGGCGGAAGAATGAACCCGTCATCCTCGAATCCGAGATCGGACGGGCGACGGATGTAGACACTCCACGTCGCCATCCATTTCCAAAACGTCTCCGTCGCGTGGCCCTTCAGGCGCCAGCCGCCCGCAGCGGAACGGTCGGAGTCGTGGACGAAGAAGGACGCGAGCACTTCGCCACGATCCATGATCCCGAGGAACTGCGCGTGATTGGCAAGCTCGGAGATGTCGTTCGGCGCGGGAGTCGCGGTGCAACAGAGCCGGAAGGGAATGTCCGTGAACTCGGAAAGCAGCATGCCGCGCGTCTTCCCGTCCATGCTCTTCAAGATGGAGGACTCGTCCAGCACAAGCGCGTCGAGCTTCGCCCCGACGAACCGATGTAGCTTCTCGTAGTTCGTGATCCAGATGCCGGGCTCGGTCGGCGGATCCTTCGTGAACCGGACAGAGATTCCGATCTCCGCCGCCTCCGCGATGGTCTGCTCCGCCACGGCAAGCGGGCAGACGATGAGGCAGGTCCCTCCCATCTCGCGCGCCCATTCGAGTTGGATGCGCGTCTTGCCGAGCCCGCAATCCGCGAAGACGGCCGCACGCCCGAGTCGAACCGCCCACTTGACAATCGCCGCTTGAAACGGGAAGAGGCTCGCGTGGAGCGGTCCGGCATCGTGACCGAGGAGCACCGGCTTCCGCGCCTTCGCGTCCAGGAACGCGCCGTAGTCCATCACTCCACCCTCTTATCCGGCCAGAACCGGCGCTTCGGGGGTGGAGCCGAGCGCGACAGTCCAGCTCCCTCCCCAAACACGGCCCTGTAGCTCCAGTCGATCATCGCCTCGACGGTCACGGCGGCGCGGGCGCACTCGCCGACGTGGTAGAGGTAGGCGGGCATGCTCATCTCTCCGCGATCCGTCTTACAAACGTGGGCTTCGTCTGTGTCGCCGCACCAGCAGCACACCATCTCCTCACCCTTCAGCGCCCTCCACAGCGCGTGATTGAGCCCGATGGCCGGGGCGAGGCCGAGTTCGATCCAATCTTCCGCCGCTGTCACCGAGCACTTTTCGTAACGGAAGCGCGTGGACGTTGGAGGTACGATTTCGTCAAGATCCCACCCCTTCCCCTGCGCCTCCTCGCACATCGCGGCCAGTTTCTCCGCGCTACTCATCATGTCCACGATTGCACTCCAGCGCGTTCGCCTCGTCGATCTCAAGCCCGCAACTCGCGCATTCGACCGTGATCTCGCTGTCGCTCACGTTCCCTCCGATCAAGCGGCCTGCTGGCCGGGCTTGAGTACCGGCTTCCGGCTGTTTCCGCCTTGGCGCGACTTGAACCGGGTCGCTCACTATCTGCGCCCTCATTCACCTACGGTGCCTCGTCGCCGGACCACGTTCTCCGTGCGTGTCCTATCCACGCCGCAGCAGGCCGTTCTCGCTCACGTCTGCACCACCATCGACCTCTTGTACTCCGCGCCGGTCATTCCGAACGTGGACGCCACGGCGTTGAGCGCGGTCAACTCCTGCGGAGTCCCATTCTTCGCGTTGATCGGCCTCAAGTCTGGAGGAACGCGCAGGAAGTAGTCCCGATACGAGCCGTCAGGCTCCGGGCTTGAGTTCACCACCTTGACCATCAGGAACGGCGTGTCTCCGGGGCGGTCCTTCTGGTAGAGCGTTCCCCAATCGTCGGAGTGGACTACGGTGGCCTTCGCATCAATGAGCCACTTCACCTGTCCACCTGGATACCGCTGGATCATCACCCGGCGAACCTCGGCGTTCTCTTCGGCGTCGATCATCGCAGGCGTGATCTTATCCGGCTGCTCCACCACGAACTGCGGCACTCGCACCCCATGAACGGCCCACACTCCCCATCCGTCCCTAAACGCCACCGCAGGGCCGGTATCGGAGTGCAGACGATGCGATCCCCAACCGCGCTTTACGGCCGGATCGGTCAGCTCCCTATGGATCGCAACTGGCCGCTCGCTCACGATCACGAACTCCTTGTGCGGCCACCACCAGCATGCCGACTCGATGGTGGCTTCGTAGGCGCGGGCACGGTCCCAGAGATCGCCCTTCAACTCAAGACCGCACACTTCCCGGAAGAAGCTCGTCCACGCGCCTCCGTACCACCAGCCTCCGCACCAGAACTGGCCTCCGATGTACTGATGCCACTTTTCTCGGATTGCGTTTTTGAACTTGCCTTTTGCACCGTCCACGGCACCGCGCACGGCACCGCCCACGGCACCGCTCACGGCATCGTCCACGGCACCGCCCACGGCATCGCCCACGGCAACGTCCACGGCACCGCTCACGGCACCGCCCACGGCACCGCTCACGGCATCGCGCACGGCAACGCGCACGGCACCGCCCACGGCACCGCGCACGGCACCGCCCACGGCACCGCTCACGGCAACGTCCACGGCACCGCTCACGGCAACGCCCACGGCACCGCGCACGGCACCGCCCACGGCACCGCGCACGGCAACGCGCACGGCATCGCCCACGGCACCGCGCACGGCATCGCCCACGGCACCGCCCACGGCATCGTCCACGGCAACGTCCACGGCAACGCGCACGGCAACGTCCACGGCACCGCTCACGGCATCGTCCACGGCACCGCGCACGGCATCGTCCACGGCACCGCGCACGGCATCGCCCACGGCAACGTCCACGGCACCGCGCACGGCACCGCCCACGGCACCGCGCACGGCAACGCGCACGGCATCGCCCACGGCACCGCGCACGGCATCGTCCACGGCACCGCGCACGGCACCGCCCACGGCACCGCGCACGGCAACGCGCACGGCAACGCCCACGGCACCGCGCACGGCATCGTCCACGGCACCGCCCACGGCAACGTCCACGGCACCGCCCACGGCATCGCGCACGGCATCGCCCAC